GTCTTCCATCTTCATGGCGGTCTTTCGGGTTTAGTTTCAAAACCGGGCGGGCTTTCTCAAGCGACGCAATACGCTGCACAAGGTCAGCGACTAGATTTTCTAATTCTAGCAGTCTTTTGGCATATTCTGCCTCACGCATTTTAGCGGCAATTGTCATATTACTCCGTTATTTCGGTATTGAATGGGCTTTTTATCCGTCCTGCCCATGCGCCTTGCAGCCTCACAAGCGTACCGGATACTGTCAATCACGTGATTGTCCTTGTCCTCCAGTATGGGAACCACTTTATCTGTCAGCGGGTCTTTCTTGTAACTGTACAGCGTCAGTTCGTTGATGGTGTGGTTGCAGCGTGGGTGAACAATGATGTCGAATGTACGAAGGAACTCCACACCCTCCTCCAGACTTCTAGCCCCTTTGACCGCTGGCATGATCTTCGGAAAGCCATGCTTTTGCATGTAGCTGATCGTCTCCGGCCGTGCTGAGTCGGCAATAATAGGCCATCTCTCAGCTTCTGGCACGGTCATGAACAGGTCGGGCAATAGGTCAATCTCGCATCCTATTTTGTAGGCTTCATACGCTACGTACAGCTTTTTACCCTCGATTGCTACTTGCACCAGAACTGATGGGTCGATGCTGAAGCCCCAATCCGCGCCCTGTCTGAGTATCCAGTTCTTGTCAATGTCGAACTCTTCTACCTTCCAGTTCCTGAATACCCTGGCTTCGCTATTCCTGCGGTATTCCCCTAACCAGACATGCGCGTATTTGTCCGGGTCGCGCCGCTTGTCGTATTCCATTTCCTCCCTGAGAACGTCAGGCAAGAACGGGTTATCGAGGTAATTGGCCTTGATGACAACCGAGTGAGGCGGCAAGTTGTCACCCCTCAGCAATACGTCTATCGGGTCAGTCTCTAGGTCAGGATTCCAGCTAAACCATAGCTGGGAATTTGGCTTACGAATGGTTGGCCTAAGCAGTGTCAGGCTGTTCTCACTGGCGTTCTGAGCCTCTTCAAACCATGAGCGATCAAAGCCCTCTAGTGACTTGATCGACTCCGATGTGTGGTTTTGCATACCCTCGAAGATAGTCACGCCACCATGTTTAGACAGGATTCGCCTGTCCTGTACCTCAAAGTATGAACCAGCGTTGTACTGGATGATCTTGCTCTCAAGCAGCTTCTTGACCGAGAACTCCAGCGATTTGAGCGTTTCCCGCAAGCATACGAAGTCCAGTTTCTCGGTAATGCTCTCCTCTAGCCATAGCTCACCGAAGAAATGAGACTTACCTGAGCCACGGCCACCCCAAGCGCCCTTATACCGGGCCGGATACAGCAGGGGCTCGTAAACCTCTGGCGTGTTAAGTATCAGACTTGACAATGCGCCGCTCGATCAACGTGATGCCAATTGCGGGCATATCGTCCGCACCGCCTACAGCGATCTTATCTCCGTATATCTTCGGCAACATCTTGGAAAGCATCCATTTGCGCGTGTCTACCCTCAGCCTTGATCGGGCAACAACTTCAGTATTAGTACGCTCGTTTCCGTTGTCGTCCGTATAGGTGTCGCTCGTGCTGTCGTCGCTGATTTGCAGGATTTCGTCTGCTAATAGCTGGTAGCCGATTGCTCGAGCCTTCGCGTATTGTTCACCAAACGAACTATGTGCCTCAACCCACCCAAGAACTGTAGGGGCCTTGGTGTCAGTCTCTTCACAAGCCTTACGCAGCGATTTACCCTGCTTTAGCAGTTCGCAAATCTCGTCTGCCTTCTCTTGCGTGAATGTGGTGTGAATACCCATAATGGCACGATTATTGCATATTATGCGATATTTCCAGCTTTATGCCCGAATGACTGGCTGTACTGTGCCGGTAGCCATTTACGGGCGTCGTTCAAAGTCTGCTTTGTTGGCTCTTTGCCGTTCCTGGCGCATTCTGTCAGGTCGTTGATGATCTGATATAGCTCGGGGAGCATGGTTTGCATGATAGCTTCGTCTACCTCAGCGCGTATTTTCCAGTTCATCGCCAAGCCATTTCCAGCGCCGTCCTGTGCGTTAGGGCGCTTTGCACGGTTGTCTGTGCGAGTTTACGCTTTTGCTCGCTACTCATCAATGGTTTATCTTCATCCGGCTCGGGCTCTGGTGGCTTCTTCAGCACCATATTGCGCTCAATGAGCAATTGCCGCCAGTTGTGTCGTACCTTGTAGCGGTTTGTCGCTTCATCGTAGTCCATCAGGCCAAAAGATACGGCTTTTACGCAAAAGTCGTAATAGCGGCCTGTTATCAGCGGGCTGCGTAGTTCTCTTGTCCTGAACCAGTCCAGCCGTTCACCTACCGCACAGGCGGCTAGGACGGTGTTTCCTATGGGACGTGCCATTTACTTAGCCTTTGGGCACCAGAATGGCACCATCTTCGTTCCATTTTTGCGCTATTGCAAACGCATTATCTCGACTTGTGAACTTCGCACCGGGCTTTTCATGGAACGACAAGCAGTTAAATCCATGCGCGTTTTCGACATACCACCAGTCATTTTTACCACCAGACGGCATTGCCTTATATGGCGGGGCGGCAAAATGTTTCGTCGGCGTCATTTCAGCACCCTACACCAGACTGGCGCTCCGATAGTGCGGTCACATGGCCTGTCGTGGTCGCTGCGGTCACGTTGCACGCGATCAGGGGCTTTCGGCTCTGGCTTGCTTACGGGTTCGCGTGGCTTTGGTTCGCAGTGCTGTCGGGTCGCATAGGCTTGGACGCTGCCGAATAGCAAAATGAGGATAGCGATTAGTTTCATGGTCTTCCTATGTTTGCAGGCCATAGCCCACGGTTGGTTAATTCTTGCACGGTTTTATGGTGAGCGTCAGTCCATATTTTCGTTCGTTCTTGCTGTGTCAGGCAATAGCTGGAGTCAACTTTTGTATGACATTTCGCACATAAAGCGGCGATGTAGATGTCACTCGCCTTGATTCCTCGCCCTTTGCCCATTTTGGCGCTGTTCGAATGTGCCGCAACTACCGTACCGTCCTCGATTCCGCAGTGCTGGCACGGTATCTCACGGCAAGCCTTTAGCAGAGCAAGGCTTCGGATGTACTGGAATTTAGCGCGGGTCACAAATTTAATTCAGCATTGAACTATCGTTGCCGATCAATTTCCTGCCCATATTTACAATTTTCCCGAAATCGTGCCCAGCAGTTTGCGCCAGAATAGACATTTTGGCAGCGTTTATCTCAACTTGAACACTGTCATTTAACACCTTCATATTTGCGGCGATAGCCATGCCTCGGTTAATGTCCATTGTCCCATTCTTCAATTCAAGAATAGTGTCCAATATCAAACGCCTTTGATCGCCAAATGTAGCCAATTGATTAATTTCCATGTGATACCCCTTTTTTAAGTAGTCTGTTAAATTCATTCGCCAATTGAGCAACTGTCTTTGCTTGCTCTTTTTTCACTCTTCCTGTTGTGAAACCTATATATGTCTCTAGAAGCAATTTCCTTAATCGCTCCAATTCTGTCTGATTTGTCTCCATTTTTCGTAAGCTCCAATAATATTTTGGCCATTGGGAGTTTGCTTCTACTTCTAACTATTTCAGGGAACTCAATAGAAAGCGCCTTACAAAGCGGCCTTCTACATATTCCATATTCATCATAAATTCGGCAGTCATTAAAGCCATATACAAATTTATCGCTGAATAGCTTGTGAAAAATATGCCCCCCACAAAGCCTGCAAGACCCGCTAACTGAGCCAAGCGCAACATATGGGCCAATCGCATGCCGCGTTTCATAATAGACTGATGATCTAATCTGATCGCGCGTTATCTTTTTTTTAAATTGCTCTCGCTTGAGAACGTCGCTTTTCTCTCTTTCACTGGCTGGATGCCTGATAAATTCACCCCAGTATTCAGGGTCAATCTTTGCCTCTACACTCTTGAGACAAGCACGCCACCCAATTCCTACGCAATATTTTTTAGCAAGTCGCTCATACAACACGTTTGCCTGAGCCTCAGTAAGTGACCCATACCTTTCGGCGTATCTTTCGGCAACGATGTATATCAATCCAGCCTTGTCCCAATAGTCACTTCTACGGTAACTAAAATGGAACCTTTGGCCGTAGCCAAGTGGCGTTCTACGCTTTAAACGATCAGATAGATTCATGCCGCCGCCCTATCCATCGCCCTAGCCGATGCTTCCTCGGAGCGCCACACCTCAACCCGCGCTTGTGCGGCTACCATCTGCCACCGCAGTGACTCCTCTACCTCTACGGCCTGCTTTAAAGCCTCTAGAAGCTGCAAATACTCGTCGTGGCTATATGCGTACTGCTCCCGTGCGTTTGCGGCCTCAGCGGTCGATTTCGCCATTAGCAGGGCCTTCTTTGACTTGCGGAACTCCTCGCAATAGATGCGGTTAGCCTTCGCTTGTGCAAATGGCTTGGCGTTCTTGTAAATGAAGTCGATTGCTTCATTCGCGTCAGTCTTGCGCGGTTTCACTTCACCACCCCTATTGCCCTAAGCGCAGCCTCCGGACCGTCGACCA